TCCTAATTCACTAGCTTTAACTGGCTCATAACCCAATGCCATACGTTTGTCGATACTGTCGTAAGTATTGGTTGTTGATAACCAACACAAGTGCATTCCGGGGATTGTGCCCACCGGAATCTCGGGCAACGCACTATTTGCCCACTTGTCTCTAAACGCATCAAGGCGTTCACGACGTGCAATGTCATCAGGAGCGGCTGTTGTAGCACGCTCAATTACTTCTTGTGCTCGATCGGCCATGCGATCATCTAAGTCACGTTTAATTCTTGTATTTGCCATTTTGTTTATCCTCTATTTTGGCGGTCATATTGCGCATATGCCCGGATCATTTTGTTTCGTTTCTCAATATCGTCCCACGCACCAGCGTCTCTAATAGCCTGCACACGCTCAGGGCTTAATCTGATTGTGCCGGGCTTGACGCCATCGTTAGCTACTCTGCTAGAAGCCGTTGGGCCTGCTGAGCGCTTAGCTTGTTTACCACCTTGCGATGTATAACGGTGTGGTAAACGTGCCGATAGACGATTATCGAGTTCTTCCCAGTACTCAGGATCCGCTGGATCCCATCCGTCTGTGGCTAACTCTTGATCTATTACTTTGGCAATTCTACTATCTGTATCTCGAGCTTGTGGATCATACCAGCTGTTCTTTTTTAGCCACTTTGTAGCGTTTTGTTGAACTTCTGTGCTGATCTCGTTAGGCACATTTTGCTTAGGTGCCTTAGCTTGCTCGAGTTGTTGTTTTTTATAGGCTTGGGCTTGCTGTAAACGCTGTTTAGCGTCTGTCAACTGCTCCAAATAATCCACTTGACCAGCGGCATCACCAGTTTGGGCTGCTTGCAGCATCTTTAGCTTGGCATATTCGACTTTAGCGGCTTCATCTTCGATAGCCTTGTCGATTTGTGCAAACTGATACGATGATGCGGTGCTTTCCACTGCGGCTAAACGACGAGCAAGCTCTTCGTTGCGGCGTTCAAGTGCTGTAATCTTGTTTTTAGCAGAGATTTCGCGTTGTTTCTTAAGCTCTTTCTTTAATTTGCGTTCTTCACGCCGAGCTTCGCGAATTGCCTCACGTTCTTCATCAGTTTCGCCTTCTTCTGCGGCCTCATCATCAGCTGCAGCATGAAGTTCTTCATCTTCTTCGTCGTGATCTTCGTCTTTTTCTACTTTTTTGGTCTTTTTGCCTTCGTTTTCGTCTCCAATTTCTTCTGGAAACTCAACTTTAGCTAAGATAGAACCATCTTCTTGTTCCTTGATGGGAACATCTTTTTCATTTTCTGCCATAATTTTCTTTCAAAATTAGTCTACAAACGCCTTCATCTTCTGCGCATACTCAAAACTGCGAATGCGAGAGATAATTTCACGTGCCTGAAGGGTAATAAACACCACGGGGGCGCCATCATCGTCAGGATTAATAACAAAACGGTCACCGCCGTACTTGATGGTTCTTACCAAATCGCCAACTTTACACCATGGGCCTTCAATCCAAGGCTCTAAGGTATCAGGCGACTTATATGCAAGGGGACCAATCTGGATTACCTTGGCTACAGTCTCGTTAAAACGTAGGGTTTGTTTGGTTTCATCCACAAGGATGATTCCACCTTTACTGGTTGTCTTTTCGCGGCGCAGTTGCACCAGTACTCTGTCCCCAGCCACATCGACTCCGGGATCTACTTCGGGAAAACACTCTAACTCCGTACGTAAATCTGGTTCGTCTTTTTGATTAATATCAAATGCTGCCATTCGGCGGCCTCCTATGATCTTTACAGATCGTCTTGTTCATCCTCTGTCAAAATTTCGTTTATAATGTCTAGTACTTGCTTGAATCCTTCATAACGACCAACTAATCTTTGGTAGTCGTCAAAAGAATTCACATTATTTCCTGCAGTGACAGCTTCTGCAATTTTTTGTTGTTCGTCGCGCGTACGCGCAATAATTTGTGACAAAAAGTCTTTCATACTCATATTAATGCAATTAGGGCGTAAAATCCGCCCTAAAGATTAATAGAAGTTTCCGCCGCCGATTTCGTTCAAATTCTTATCTGGACCAACTTTGGAATCTTTGGCCATCTTAGCTTGCTTGGCGCCAATCTTCCAGTTGTTATCGCGGTGTGATCCGGAGTTACCGGCGTCAATTGTTTTCTCGCCGGGGCCGCCGCCGGAGCTTTGGATACCAGTTTGTTTGTAGGTTTGACGAAAACCTAATTCATCTTTTGCCATTATTGTTCCTCAGTGGGTGGTTGTGGTTCTTGCTGTTGTGGTTGCGGTTGTTGCTGTTGCTGTTGTTGTGCTGCTGCCGCATTTTGTGCTGCTTGTTGTGATATGTCTGCTTGGTGTTGAAAATACTGCTGCTGCAGGGCAATACCATGCTGACGTAAATCTGCTTGGGCTTGCTGTGATGCTTCTTGAGCCAATTGGTCTTGAGTCTGCTGGCCTTCAATCTGAGATTGAGTTAAAGCAGCACGGGCAGCAATCTCGGCAATACGCTCACGCGATGAATTGTTAAGGTCTGCCATAGCAATTTGAGTGGAGCTACGGTTTGCATCAATGCTAGACTGAACTTGATATTTGAGTTGCAAATCTTGAATCTTCTGTTGCAACTCGGCAATCTTAATCTGATAGTTCTGCGTGTCTTTTTGGTTATCCAGCTGCATACGGGCTTGCGCTTCGCTAGCTTTACGTTTGGTTTCCGCCATCTGTGTTTGCAGAAGAACTTGTGCTGTTGGATCGGCCATAGCAGCTTGTTGACGTTGTGCTTCCATGCCTTGCTGAACTTTTTGTGCCAACGCTTGAATCTTTTGCACGTATGGTGTCAATGTATCGCGTGCGTCTGAATCGACCATCTGTGATGCCAGAGCCAAAGCCTGTTGTGATTCGATATCCAACGGATTTTCTTGGTGCAAGTTCAGTACATCTTGTCCACCAGATGCTTGTGCTACATAAGCGCGCATAGATTGCAGATAGTGTAATGTTAAATGCTGTTTAATGTGCTCTAATGCATGTGGTGCAAATGCAGGCCCAATAACTGGGTTGCCGCCATAAGCTGGGTTTTCTGCGTACTCTAAGTGAACCTTAATGTGCGCTATGTGATCTTGGTCAGGATACGCTGCAGCAGGACGACCCATCGTCATGGCAACGTTCTCTAATGCTGGGTTAGATTCTTTCGCGCCCATTGGGTTTGGCAGAACTTCTTCTACAGCAGGAATCTTTAGTTGCTGCAACACGCGGCGATATACTGCACGCACATCAAACATGCCGGGAGGTGCCGATGTTGCCATTTGCAACAGAGCTTGGTTTTGTGCTAAGCGTTGTGTCTCAGAGAAAATGTTAGGATCGGATACTGGACGCACATCGTTGTTGTACGCAAAGTCACGAACCTTAATCTCTTGGCCGCACTCATTGTCCATCTCGTCAAGGTACCAGTGATTGATACGTGAGATGATTGCCAATGATTTAGCTTGGCTGCGGTGCATGCGAGCATGAATGCTGGAGAATACTTTGGCGCCTTGTTCGATCAGCGCTTGAGCTGTTCCAACAGGCATATTGTTGTTTGCTTCGCCAATCTTCTCTTCAGCTGTGGTAACTACACCTTTAGCTGCATCAGTGAGCCAGCCTAATAGGTTAAACAATACTGAAGATGGTTGGTTGAACGGCATTGGCATCGCCAATTTGCGTACATCATCAACGCCGGGCGCGCCTTCAATTTCTACAACTTGGGTGGGTTCAATTCTGTCAGACTGTCCTCCAATGCGTCCACCTTTGAGTTTAAGTAGCGTCTGGCTGTTGTTGATGTGAGCAGCGTCAAGCAAAGCACGAAGAGCACCGGTAAGAGCAGCAGAGAGACCACCGATAAGATGAGGTAATCCAATAGCGTAAGCTCCACGCCAAGGGATGAATTTGAACTCGACATACCAATCCATCTTTTCGAGTTTGTCATCTCCAGCCTCCCAGTTGCGGTATAGAGCAATTACCTTGCTTGTTGTTTCATCAATAGTCATGATGTACGGAGCACGTTTGCCTTCTGTTTCAGGATCATCATCCAGACGCATGAAGCAGGTAATCTCATATACACGACGCAAGCCATCGATATTCTTCGATGGCATGTCTTTGCCTTCAATTTTATTGTTGGCTTCTTCAGAACGGCTTTGTTCTGTTAATGGCGCATCGGAGCTATATTCGCTATCGATGTCTTTATAAATTCCGGCACTAACACGTTGTAAGAACGTATCTTCA